AGAGGAATATACTAAATAATATTACCTGAATGGGTGGTTCTTTTCAGGAGGAGGGTGAAAATCCCTTCTTTTTAATATAAATAATACTAACCACCCATTTAGAGTAGAAATGTATTACGTTTATTCGTATTTAAGAGAGGATTATAGTCCTTATTATATTGGTAAAGGTTCTGGTAAAAGAGCATATACAAAAGGACCAAAAGAAGTTAAACCACCAAGAGACAAATCAAGAGTTAGAATAATCAAAGCAGATTTAACAGAAGAAGAAGCATTCCTGTTAGAGAAACTTTATATTCTAATGTTTGGTAGAATTGATTTAAGTACTGGTATTTTAAGAAATAAAAGTGATGGTGGTGATGGATCTTCTGGATACATAGTTTCTCCAGAGGAAAGAAAAAGAAGAAGTGAAAGAATGAAAGGAGTTACCAGACCTAGATGGATTTATGATAAGATTGCTGTGAGTAATACTGGTAAGAAAGCAAGTGCAGAAACTAGAGCAAAAATAAGTGCAATTCATAAAGGTAAAAAGTGTACTGAAGAACATAAGAGAAATGTGAGTAAAGCAAAAGCAAGACCTCATAAGATTATTTTTGCTGATGGTAGAGAAATAATTGTTGATAATATTATGGATTTTTGTAAGGAATCTTCTTACAAATACAGCGGAATTTATAATGTTAAATTAGGATATAGAAAATTTTATAGAGACATTGTAGAAGTTCAAAAAATTATTTGACATTCCTAAAAAGTTGCTATATAATGGTGATGAATAGATTATAAGGAGATTGAAATTTGGCGTACCAGAGCATATGGTTTTTCAGCGATATCCCTGAAAAAATTATAGAAACAATCGAAGAAGATTTAACAGATAATTTCCAACAACAAATGGGAGACTCCAAACTAATGGGAGATGCTCTCAATCGCGATAAAAGAAATTCAAAAAATGCTTGGGTTCCAACAAATCATTGGACTGCAGGATTTGTTTGGCATTATATTGAAAGAGCAAATCGTGAAAACTTTCTTTATGATATAAGAAATATTGACGGTGAAAGTATGCAGTTCACTCAATATGATGTTGGTGAGTTTTATGGGTGGCACAATGATGCAGGTATTGCCGGACAATATAAACCAGTATCTGTTGGAAATCATCACGAAGGAAGAGCACAAGATTATCTAAATGAAAATCTTGAACTTGTAAGAAAACTTTCTTTTGTTGTTCAACTTTCAGATCCTGATGATTATGAGGGAGGAAATCTTCAACTTCTTGCGGAGGATGGTAAGTCTTATTTTGCTCCAAGAAAAAGAGGAACTGTAATTGTATTTGATTCAAGAACTCAACATCGTGTCCTTAAAGTAACTAAAGGAACCCGTAAGAGTTTGGTTGGGTGGGTATGCGGTTCGCGTTGGAAGTGATATGGCAGAGCAAATGACAGAGGAGCAACTCTTCTACCAAGAGAGGAAAAACACTGGAACTTCAAAAACAAATAATGAACAGTTTGAAAAAGATGGATACTTGGTTGTAAAAAATCTATGGGATCCAAAAGAACTTTATCGCGATGTTCCAGAACAACGGGGACAGATTAACTATTGGGGAAAACGGTTAGATCAATTTACATATCAAGAATTGGAAATGCAAGTAGAAGGATCTCTTGCTTGTTATTGGCATCCACAATATCGTTCAATTCATTCGGGTATTCGTTTAAAATTAGAAAAACTTATTGGTAAGAAACTTTATAATACATATTATTATGATCGTTTTTATTTTCCAGGACAAGAATTAACAAGACATGCAGATCGTGATGCTTGTGAAATTTCAGTAACAACTCATATCAGTACAAATCTTGAAGAACCTTGGCCTATTTGGATTAAAACTCCAGACATTTATGAAGATGAGAAAAAAACAACCATCACAAAAAGAGGTGAAAATCGTTCTGTAGTTCTTGGTGCTGGCGATGGGATGATTTATAAAGGATGTGAAAGACCTCATTGGAGAGATCCAATGCCCACAGAATATAAGAGAACTTGGTATGGTAAGAGAGTAGAAAAAGAAGGACTTTATTATCATCAGATCTTTTTTCACTATGTTCTAGCTGATGGTCAAAGATCACACTGTGCAAACGATATGTCAAGATAGACGGTTCAAAAACTGTCCACTGACCTTCCAGAACCGACCTGGAAGGTTTTATAGTAGGTGGAGACACACGAAAACCGATGAGGTATTCCAACCTAGACAGATTGATTTTTGTCACATCCTTTATCTGGGTGATCCACTGGGGTGTTAAAGTATCCGAAGCAGCATTAAAGGCACTATTCTGATGCTTACATTATACATCAGTGGGTACAACTATAGCAAGCGTCGTTGTGAGGACATTGTAACTTGGTTTATTGACAAGCACTTACCTAAGCACAAACTTGAAATTGTAGTTAATCATCGTGGAATGTTGAGAGATGGTGTTTATGGTTGGGTAGGAGTTGCTGATTGTGATTATCGTCCAAGATCCTTTGAGATTGAATTACACAATCGAATGGATGTTGACCATTACACCAGAACCCTCCTGCACGAACTCTGGCACGTTTATCAGCACGTTATGGGTGCTCTAAAGGATAAGTATGGAAAGAGGTACTGGAGGGGCATAGACTTCTCTCAGACGGACTATGAAGATCAACCCTGGGAACATCAAGCATTCCAAATGGAAGAAGTACTCTTTAATGAGTATCTTGACTACTTGACATCACTCTGATAACTCTGTACAATGACCTTTGTGGAGGTTGAAAAGAATATATTAAAGATACTCTAAATACTATTACCTGTTGAACCGCAATCTTCAGGAGGAGGGTGAAAGTCCCTCCTTTTTAATATAAATATTTTTGCGGTTCAATAGAGTAGAAATGAAAGGAGTAATTTACTGCTATCATTGTATTCCTACGGGTAAAAAATACATAGGGCAAACAATAGTTGAAAGAAAAAGAAAGGCGCAACATAAACTACATTGTAAAAAAGGTATTGATAATAAATTTTATCGTGCTGTGAGAAAATATGGATGGAGTTTGTTTATCTATGGAATTATAGAAGAATATGATGTTAATTTTTTAAATGAACAGGAAATTTTTTATATTGATTATTATGACACTTACAATAATGGATATAACTCTACAGTAGGTGGTGAAGGAGTGAGAGGATTTAGTCCATCAGAAGAAACAAAAAAGAAACAAAGTATTGCTGCTAAAAATAGAACTGATATCAGACATAATAAAAAATATTTTACAGAAGAAGAAAAAAGAGAGGCAAAAAGAAAAAGGGATAGAGAATATCAACAAAAAATAAAAGAAAGAAAAAAAGAATATATGAAAGAATGGAGAGCAAACAATCAAAATAAAATTAAAAAATGGAAAGAAGAAAATAAAGATTATCTAAAAGAGTTATGGAAACGTGGTAGGGATCAAAATAAAGAAAAAAGAAACGAATATAGTAAATGGTACTGGCATAACGTTGTTAAACCACTTAAAAAAGTGTCACATCAAAGTCCCGAAGAGAAAAATTAGTGCTATGATTACTAAGTAAATGAAAAAATGATGAAAACCAAGAAAAAACTCATCAACGTTCAACCAAAATCTAAGAAAGCAGTCAATCGTTTTAAAAACATTATGGATTCTCTTCACGCAATGGAAGTGGAACAAGAAAATGACACGCAGTTCTTTGTTGTTTCTATCAATCGTCGTTACTGCTTTTGGATGAATAAACAGAACGACCCTCATTGGGAGGTGATTAAATGATTGGATTGATTGCTGCACTGACTTGTGGAATTTCTACATATTATGGAGTAGGAGACGGATTTCATGGAAAAGTTACTGCGAACGGTGAGCGGTTTGATGCTTATTCTTGGACTGCAGCTCATCCTTATCTACCTATGGGTTCACGCATACGGGTAACCAATCAAGATAACGGCAAACAAGTTATCGTTCGTGTTAATGATCGCGGACCGTATTCTCATGCTGATCTAGATTTGTCTTATGCTGCTTTTGCACACATTCAGTCTGTAAAAAAAGGTAACGCTGTCGTTTGTTGGAGGGTTGTTGGATGAAAAAACTGATTGTTCTTGCTGCACTGTTCTTTTCTTCTCCTGTTTTTGCACAGGAAACATATCGTCCATTCCGCTATGAAACTGCATGTGGAATTGAAAAAGATCAAGAATTTTATGATGATACTTGTGTAGTGATTGAGACACGAGAACCGAATGGTGCTCTACGTACTCGTAATATCTTTTCTAATCGCTTTGCACTAACTATTAAATCGCGTTTTGATAAAGAAAAGGGATTTGTAACTTGGGATAGTCACAACAAATATGAATACAAATGGGAATATAAAATGGGTGGGACAGGTTGGACAATAGTGATGCCTGGAGTTCTTTTAGAAAACGTGAGTTGGGACTAATTATTAACATTTTATGAACTACCTTAAATAGTAGTAGAATAGGAGAAAACTATGGTTGTACTTCTCACTGCAACCATTATCAGCTGCAGCGATGCATTGAATTTAATTCATCGTCTTACTAAAGTTGTAGGATTGACCGAACTTCAAAGAACTGAAATCATTCACGAAATCCGAAAAGTTGTCCCCTCTTGTCCCGTTAAAGTAGTAAAAAATGACTGAAGAAACTCAAATTGACAAATGGAATCGAGGACTAACTCTTTTTGAGGAAAGTGTATTGAAACCTGATCCTGAACTTCGTAACTGTGCTCACAATCAAAAGTGTTACAATGAACTCATGGCAGTTCGTGAACAAGTATTACAGTATATCAAAACACTGAGGCAATGAGTTCTACATACATATATCTTACGATTTTCTTTTGTATTGCTTACTTGATTGTTACTGATCAATCCGTAGCGAGGGCATTTTATATGCTCACTCAACTAGCAAGAGTTCAATACGAAAAGACAAAGTGGTGGATTGTTCATAATCCAGCAAATCCTATTGTAAAGTATTTGATGTGGAAACGCTCAAATCAACTTGCAAAGGAGTTAATGAAAGAGTTAGAATCAAGAAATAAATAATCATTATCTGAATAATACATATGCTCTCCACGCAGTATCGGTTGAGATTAGAAGAGATTTGTAATAAGATTGTAAAAGGTGAAAGTGTTGAACTGTCAGAAATGATATGGGCAGAAAAACTTGCAAAAGCAAATCGAAGTGCTGCAACACTTTTGAGACAAGCAAGACGCCGCGCTGCAAATCCTGATATGCAAGAAGGAAGTTTAGATGACTTTATGAACGCATTGGATTTAGGTGATCCAGATCCATCAAATCATCGCACTGGATTTAATGGTGCTGATGATATTATTGATTTCTTCACTGGAGATAAACCAGACGATTGGAGACAACGTGACTGATGAAATATTTTCTTTTACTTCTACCATTTATCACTCTTCCTGCAAATGCCATAACTTGGAAAGAGTTTTGGGAACCTTTTGAACCAAGAGTTTATTATAGAGAACCAATATGCACTGAAATTGTTTATCGCGAAGAATATGTTCCTGGTGACAGATTGAACCCTGGATACGTGAGATATTGGAGAGAAAGAGTAAGAGTTCCTTGCTATAGATATTAATGTGAACCTCTTAAAAGGTATGACTAAAATTGAAATACAACCAAATACAACAGTTTTAGTATTAAATTCTTCTTTTGAACCTCTTAATATTACAAGCTGGAAAAGAGCAATTGTTTTACTTCTAAAAGAGAAAGCACAAGTTCTATCAAATCGTGTTATTCGTCTTTTGGATTATGTGAAAGTCCCTCTTTCTAAAATTATTGCTCAAAAACCATCAAGAGCAATGATTTATAAAAGAGATAATCATACTTGTCAGTATTGTGGTGCAACAAAAAGACTTACGATTGACCACGTTATTCCAAGATGTCGTGGGGGTGAAGATACTTGGGAAAATCTTGTAGTTGCCTGTAGTTCTTGTAATACTAAAAAAGGTCATACTTTTTTAGAACAAACTGGTATGAAACTAATAAGAAAACCGAGAGCACCTTATAATAAAATGCAGTTTGTCTTAAGTAATACTTCTATTGATGAGTGGCAAGAGTACAGTTTTTGAACTGTCCACTGACCCTTGACTTTCGCAGTCAAGGGTTTTATAGTATCTGTATTGAAACACCTTCACTATGTACAAAGCACGCCTCAAAGTTTCTTTTGATACCGAATGGACTCCAAGTTATTCATCTGGAATCTATGATGATGAAACTCTTCCAGAAGAGCATTATACTTTTGAGATTCCCTGCGAAGACATTAACACCATTCAACTCTTCCGTTTCTTTGGAACTGTTGCCCGCACAATGGGGCACAATGAAATCGGTATTATGAAAGGTGCTTGTTCGCTTGCATTTAATGATATGCGTAGTGAAGAAGAAATGAAAAAGGTTGCTGAAGAGTTTGAACTCAAACTTTCTGAAGAATATTCTAAAGAATTTCGTGAGATGCAGGATGAAATTTATGACCTAAAAGCAAAACTGTCACGTCTTGAACAACCTGATAATCCTCAATATACTGATGAGGAAATGGATGCGATGACTTATCAAGAATGGAATGGTGTTGTTCCTGGATCTCCTGAAGCAGTTGAAAAAGGTTGCAAGTGTCCTGTAATGGATAATGAAGAAATGCCCGAAGAACGCAAGTGGGTTAATGCTGATTGTCATATTCACGGTAAAGTACAATGACTACTAGAGCACAAGAGTTTATGAATGCAGTATGGGAACATCGAAATAATGGTGCCGATACTGAAGAGAAGCTTGTGGCAGCAATTCTTTTTATTGCTGCAGAAAATATTCAATCTTATAATGCACAAGACGGTAGGATTGTTCTGGATAAAAGCGATATGCTACAACTCGCAGAGGAACTAAACCAATGAAGATAATTCAGTTTGGTGTAAGAAACGATTATGGAAAAGAGTATTATATGACTCTTTGTACTGGAAAACGATATTCACTTCTTCAGGCTGCCATTGATTATGGTGAATATGGTAAGTGGATTGAATGTCCTTATTTTCAAATGAGTATGGGGTACGGTAGACTCTTATCAGTTCTATTCTCTATTGGACGAGTGGGTTTCACTTTTGATATTGCTGGTCGTAACTGGCGTGATGAGTTGTTTTATGATTCTGGGAGTCAAGTAGCATGAGCGGCGGACATTTTGGCAACTGTGGTTACGATTACTACAAGGTAGCACAGTTTGCTGATGAGTTGGAAGTAGAAATCCAAAACAACAACAAAAAACTAGATGACTATGAGTATGCTCCCAATTTTTCACCAGAAACTCTCAAGTATTTGAGGAAACAACTTCTCAAGATGCGTAAGATGGCAGAGATCATGAGGCATATTGATTATCTGTATAGTGGAGACCACGGAGAGGATAGTTTTATGTGGCGTGTAAAAGAAGTGGAGAAACACTGGAAAGAGTGTGAAGACCTTGCTACTCGTATGGATGAGTGGAATGAAACTGGAGACGGAGTATGAAACTCTTTGATTATGAAACTTATGAGGATTTTGGAAAGGAATGGTTTTTCCAAGTCCTTAGATTCCAAAAGTTTGCTCTACTTGATATTACAGTCCAGTGGGATGATTATGGATGTGATGATTTACTCCCAGCAATTCAGTTAAGTATTGGTTCAAGTCATTTGTTTGGGGGTTTTATACGATACAAACGATTTCAATTTGATTGTAGTATAATTGATACAAAACCAAGAGACCTTAGTTGGTATAGGAGGAATAGTGACAACTAGAGCACAAGAAATTGTAGATGCTACTATGGAATTCACTCTGCGTCCTAAAAGTGGGGATAGGCAGAGAGTCGTTGCTGCCGTTCTCCGTTCTGCCGCAGACCGTCTTTGCACCGATTGGGGTGAACTTGAAGACCCCGTATCTGTGTTGCGTGAAATTGCTGATGAGGTAGAGGCATTATGAGTAGAAAAAACAGAGCACAACAAGTATCCAGTATGAGTATGGAAATGGATATAATGAGTGGAACAAAATAACCTTTGAGGTTTATGTGAATAGGTTTTGAGGACACTTGACGAACTGGAACAGGGGATGCTCTGTGGGGTTCTGTGGGTGGTATGATACTCTCATACACACAGACACCTCTTATGACCCTCTTTGAAAAAACTATTCCAGATATGTCTTATAGCATTCAATATCCCAAAGAATACGCAAAAGAAATGTTTTCTCACGGTGTTGGAATGACTGTACTTATCTCAGATCTTTCAGAAGATAATGGAGAAACCATTTGTAGTCGTTCGTTGATTATGTTTCTCAAAGAAATGAATAACCGCATTTACGAACTGGAAAGTGAAATCCGTCAATTGAAAGGGGAATGAAATGAAAATGACTAAAGAGGCACAAGCAGTCGCAGATGCTATTGAAGAGGTGAGATTTGATTGGGGTGATATGGAACAATCTCATCCTCATACTATTGCTGTTGCTACTCTTCGTAAAGTTGTAGAAGAACTCAAGTATATTGGTATTACTGAAAAGAACATTCTTGAACTTGCTGATGAATTGGAGGCACTATGAAAAACTTTGATGGAATTGATTGGGCAGTTTTGTTTGTATTTTTTATTGCAATCGTTGCTGGTGCTATCATCACCTATGATGCTCA